GGCTACAGGTGTTGTTTCATCAGCACGAGAAGCCAAGACTTCAAGTGCTGACATAGTTAAAACATCTTCTTCTAAATCGAAGTTGAGTGTTCCAACTATATCACCCACCGTAACATCAGATGTTACAGATGTGTATCCAATGAATGAAGCAGTTAATGTGAATGTCCCTTCGGCTCCGACATCGATAGTGTATTTACCAGATTCATCTGTTACACCACCTTTATCAGTTCCCTCGACAGCAACATTAGCTCCAGCCAATGGTTCATTACCACTATTGACAACCCCAACAATAGTTTGTGCAAACAATCCTGTTGTCATCATTAGTGATATTATTAGATTACGTTTATTCATTAACGTTCTCCTCGTTTATTTTAGTTAAGACACATTTTTTCACAGGTGTGTCAACTGCCTGTCCGCTTTTACTTTGTATGTGAATTATGTACATATTGTTTGAATTAATTTTTGAGATACAACATAAGGATCACAATTCGATGATGGTCGTCTATCTTCTAAATAGCCACGCCCATCTTTTTCTACTTGCCAAGGGATACGAATAGATGCTCCCCTATCTGAAACTCCATACCGAAATTCTTCAATAGAGCAAGTTTCATGTTCTCCCGTAAGTCTTTGGTCATTATCTTGACCATAAACTTTTATGTGTTCTTTATGGGTATCTTTTAATTTAAGACACGCATTTAATATTTCCGCCATACCACCCATCTCTTCTCTCATCTCTGATGTAGAGAAATTAGTATGACATCCCGCGCCATTCCAATCCCCTTGAATTGGTTTTGGATGTAATGATACTGATAAATCATAATGTTCACAAATTCTTTCCATTAACCAACGGGCTACCCACAAATCATCACTCATATGGATTGAACCACCTGCACCAATTTGGTATTCCCATTGACCTAACATAACTTCTGCGTTTGTTCCACAAATACTAATACCAGCTTGGATACAAGCATTCATATGTTTCTTCATAATGAGCTCACCAGCATTTCTACCACAATAATAATCTCCTTGTGGTGGTGGTTCTTCATAATCTACCCACCCTAATGGTCTACCATCACCCTTATGACCGTATTTTGGAAAGAGTGTATATTCCTGTTCAAAGCCTACCCATTCATCAATATCATAACATAAATCTACTAATGTTTCTTCTAACCTTGTTCTTGTATTTGTTTCGTGTGGTGTATCATCTACATTCCACACTTCACATAAAACTATTGAGCTATCCCTATCCAATGGATTTTTATAAACTCTTACTGGTTTTAATACGCAATCAGAATTACTACCTTCTGCTTGATTTGTAGAACTACCATCAAATCCCCATACTGGAGCTTCTTCATTTTTATCAAACTTCTTTACAACTTTTGTTTTACTTCTAATCTGCGTTGGAGTACAGCCGTCCAACCACAAGTATTCTAACTTATGCACAATTAGTCTCCGGTATCGCTTGGGATAAAATCTATCTCACAAACATCATTGTTACAAAATTTGTCTATTTCGGCTTCTTCACCCTCAACACCAACAAAACTCAAATATTTAAGTTTCTTAACTTGTTTATTATATTCTTTCTCATCAATAGCTTCATAAGGCATTTGTTTATATGCTCCTAATGGGTGTCTTGGTAATAATGATATACCTTTTAATCTATATTGGAAGTAGTTCAACACATGTGGTAATTGATCTGCTTCTGTTTCAGGGTCAAATGTCGCCGTACAACTAACTTGGTTGTCCGCCCAATGTCGTTGTAGAAAAGCGGCTAAACTGAATTGTTCCCAAATCGAAAGTTCAGCTGCAGTTCTAATGCCCTCCCCGACATCAACAGGTACTTCTACCACCATTGTTGTATCCTCTGAACCAAAGGCTGGCTCTAATTTGTAATTAGCCCTTTTCAATGGTTCAATTAATTCTGAATGTTTTGATAATCTCATTCGTCTTATGTAAAATCTAGACTCTGGATAGTGCATTCCTGGTGTAGCACCAACTAATAAACTTACAGTACCACTTGGTTTAACACTTGTAGTTTTAATTGATTTCGGTACGGCAAACCAATCACTATATTGTTTATCCCAATCTTGAATTGTATTATAACCATTCTCTAACCAAGTTCGTAATTCTTCCATTCCATTCTTTGTTATAAATTGTGCAACTCCACTAACACTACAACCAATCCGTCTGTTTCTTAACATAACACGATTAGTTTCAGGCCAATGTGTTCTACCTAATGTTACGGTCTTGGCATACAGATAAGCATACTTGAGTGTTCTTTGATAATCTTCTAATGAATCATGATTAGATGGAAATGTTTCTACAAGACAACATAACTCATATGATTCTAATGATTGTTCTAAACAAGGATTTCCGCCAGCAACTCTGTGGTCTTTATTATCCCCACCATTTTGCATACGAGAGAACTTTCTCATATTATCTAACCAAGCAAAACCAGGCTCACCATTATCCACGATTCGTTTGCATACATCAGAATAATCCATGCCGAGTTCAGCAAAGATACTATTATTACTTGTCCATCCATATTCTTCCCTTTCTGGGTTAACTTTATAATTTTTTAAATCTAAATATTCATCATCATCAGGCTCACCAAATACAATTTCAGCTGTTCTGCGTACATTTCCTGCCACTACACACTTGCCTATTAAATTCATTATATCTACAATAGCAGTTACTGTTATTGGCTCACCAACATTTACATTTAATACTTTTCTTATTTCTTTATGAATTTCTTTTAGTGGTTCATGACCACTTGATACACCACCAAAGCCTTTGATTGCGGCACCAGCTGGTCTGATTAGGCTGTAGTCAAATTGGATTTCTGCTGTCCCATGAAAATAACTTTCTAATAATAATCGTAATGACTCTACCCAACCTTCTCTTGTGTCGGGTATCACATATTCTTCAATACCTCTATTTGGATTAGGTAATTTAATCATAACCTCACCTGCACCTTTGGTATCGAAACCAACACCAACACCTAACATACTGGCATCCATTAAGAAACAGAATGGTTTTGAGTAATCGTCCTTTAGTGTTTTAGTAGATACAAATGCACAATTGTTTAGGGCGGCGTACAATTTTCGTTCTTCGGTTATAATTGTCCCCATAGCCCAAAGACCTCGGCCGGGTGGCAAAAACTTCATATTGAAGATACGCTCATACATCTCTTGTGCTGACCTTTGAGCTTGCCACGGATTCCACCCCAATTGATATGAATCAATGTGATTCTTTTGCATAGAGTAAGTTCCCTCTACGACTCGTTGTACGGTTTCCCACCAACGTTCATTTTTCCCATTTGCTTTGATTCGCGAATATGTTCTCATATAAACTAACTCACCCAAGCCGTTAAAACCAAATGGGGGCTTTTTCCTTTTAAATTTATTTATAAAATTTTCTGATAACGTAAATTTTTCCATCGTAACTCCTTAGTAACATATTTCCAACAATCATAAATATCATATATACAATCTATTTTTACTCAAAACCACCCATATCTTTGTATTTTTGAGATAAAGTTTTTCGTAAATACTCTTCTGAATTATTCATCTTTCCCTGTGCTTGCTGACCACCAACTGTTGAAGCTTCATGTACTTGTATTAAACCTGTATTTGTATTAATACTAGCTGGAAATGTAATTCCATCAATACCAAATCTATTTTTAATTACATGAAATCTTCCTGTATTTGCAATCTTATCTTCTACCTTACGACTTACTGACATAACAAAGTCAGCCGTCATAACCTTACTGTAATCTTCTGCAACCTTACTAGCATCAATCACTTCTTCTTCTAATGAACTTCTATTTGCCTGTGATGCTGTCCATACTGGAATATCAAACTCGCCAGCCATACCACGAAGATTCTCATAAGTTTCACCCGTTGAGTGTCTCTTCTCTTTATAGAATGTAGTTGGTTTTAATATATCAGCATAATCCACAATAACCACATCGGGTTTAATCTCCTGTATTTCCATCTGTTTAAGATGAGCTGCTATAGTATTTACTGTAGCAGACCGAGTAGGATAATACTTAATAATCAATTTGCCAGTAAGTGTATCTATAACCTTTTGAACATCTTCTTGATAAAACTTAATATTAGAAGTTGTGATACCACTAAATACCGTATCATATCTCAAACCAACATAGTTAGCATTTAATTCCAATGTATAATGGGCTACTGTCTTACCTTGTCTAACCAAATGAGCACCTAATGATTGTAGACACCAACTCTTACCTATACCAGCAGGCGCTACCAATACACCCAATTCACCACCACCCAATCCACCATCCATAACATTAGTTACAGCATCCCACGGAGTAGGTAACGTATTTCTAACTGAATCTGTAAGCCTATCTTCCAATGAAATAATATAATCATGACCCAAATCTCTTTCACTACCAGCTTTCATAGCAGCATCAATTATGACTTTAATTTCATCATACTTTTTCTGTTCTAATAAATTAACAGATTGCATAATTGATTCTTTAATAACCTGATTTTTACAGAAACCCAATGTCTCTTGTTTCACAAACTCTAAATCAGTAGCCTCTATATTTCTCCAGGCTTCTTTGAGATTTTCAATGATTGATACTTTAAGTACATCATCATCCATTTGAGTAATTTTTATTTTCAATACTTCCAACGTGGGAGCTTTCCTAAACTCCATAAAGTATTTAGCAATTTCTTTTGTCAACCACTTATTAGCATCCGAATCAAAGTATGCTGGTTCTAATATATCACTTATAGTTTGTATAAATTTATTGTCTGATAATAGAGATGATATAACCTTTGATTGAAATGTTGGTCCGAACTGATTAAAATTCTCACTCACCATATAGTTCCCTTCTTTGCCTTTCTTTTATTTCCATTTGTTTTTTTCTACGATAACGAGCTCTAGCTTTTGCTTGAAGAACTGCTCTATTCCTATGGTAATATTCCATAGACCACCTACGCTGAGCAGCTTTCCTATCTGCTTTTGAACTATACTTTCTCTTTCTTCCCATGTGTTTTCTCAGCCATTTGATTGAGCTTGGCAAAGCATTGAACTAACCAACTTTCCATATTTGGTAATGTCGCAAATAACCTATCCTCAATAAATCTCTTTTGGAATTGCATTTTATTTAACCTATTTATTGGTTCTCTAATTTTATCTAAGATTTTAGTTTTAGCAGAAGCGCTGATGTCTACTTCATCCAACTGCATCAACATATAGTTTCGTTTCAATACCTCTTCACTTTCTTTAAGCTTTTCATCTTCTTTAATAATGTCGTCTATATTAAGTATCTTATCTTCGAGCAAAAGTGGAATCTTTTTTTGAATAGTTTTCAATCCCCAACCACGAACACCACCGATGTTATCAGATTTATCTCCATCGATTGCTCTGTATACAGCAAAGTTATGAGATGGTATCCCATAGTCCTCTAACACCTTTGGTGGATCGTACATTTTCTTCTTTGTAGGAGACCAAACTGAAACTCTGGAATTTACTAACTGAAGAAAGTCTTTATCTGTAGACATCAAAACTATCTTAGATGTTTTCATAACCTGTTTGGTAACATAAGCCATTGTATCATCAGCTTCTATGTTCTCAATCGTAATCGTTGTGATGGGAAGATAATCTAAGTAATCAATCACTCTGGTTAATTGCATCTTCATAGATTGATGCTCATCATCCTTGTCATTGAAATCGTAAGCACGATTAAGTCGTTCAGACATTTTCCTACCAGCCTTATACTCTGGAAATAATTTCTTTCGGCGGTTAGACCCACCCTTCCCATCAAATACTATGACAGTCCGAGTAGGTCTAATTGTTCGTATTGCATAACCGATTGACCTTAGAAAACCAACTATTCCCCCAACATGAGCTCCGTCATCATTGAGAGTTGGTATAGCGCTGAAACATCTTATGAATGTATTCAAACCATCTATAATCAATACCTTATCGTCAGGTTCACCTTCGTCTAAATTACCGCCTTTTTTCTTTATTTCTTCAAGTATTGAAAGGTATCTAGCATTAGTCACCTAACACCTCTTCTGTAATCTCCACGTCATCAATACCTAAATCAGCTTTAGTATATTTTAAGATAACCTTATCACAAATCATATCATAACAATATTTTCTAAACTCATCTTTCTCTAACATTTTTGACCATTCTTTAGATTGAAATTTGAGTACCTCATCTCCATATTTCAATGTATACCAAGCACCACCAACTTTTACTAAGTTGTGCTCTTTCATCACCTGCAACCAACTACCATCATCGTCAACACCACTTTCAAAGTAGAGTGGAAACTCAGCTTTTCTCAATGGAGGACCCAAACGATTTTTGACTACTTGCGCCAGAATAGTCATACCAATTACATTCTTCTTAGTATCCTTAATCTGACCTTTATTCTTCAAACGAATTCTAGTAGATGCGTGAAATGGAAGAGCCTTGCCACCTGATGTGGTATAAGGATCTCCGAACATAGCGCCTAACTTTACTCTTAATTGATTAGTGAATACTAAAGCAACTCTTTGTCTACCAATCATTTGAGTAATTTTTCTCAAAGCCTTTGATATGATAATTGCTTTTGATGTAGCCCAACCATCTTTATCAAAGTCAGCATTTAACTCAACCTTTGTGGTAGCAGCTGCTAATGAATCTACTAAGATAGTTACTAACCTATCTTTATCTGATTCTCTTACTGTTGTTACAATTTCTTCAATGGCTTCAAAAATATCTTCAGCGGTTTCTAAATGTAGATATAACATTTTATTCAGATTCACACCTATTACGCCTAAGAACTCTTCACTTACTGCTGTCTCTGTATCTATATAAACAGCGACTCCACCCCTCTTTTGAGTTTCTGCAAGTAGATGAGCACCTACTAATGATTTACCACTACTTTCTAACCCATTCAACTCTGTAATCCTACCAACTGCAATACCACCATTAGGGCGATTTGAAATTGCTAAGTCTAGCATTGTTGAACCTGTTGAAATAAACTCTTTTATATCTGTTGGTGTCGGTTGAGCACCATCTAAGAAATATGCAACTTTGTAGTCTTTAAACTTTTTATTTAAGGAGTCTGCGAGAACTCCAGCCAAGTCATCTTTAACTGACATATGATTCTCCTAATTAAATAGTGGGTGTGCCCGGCTTTGTAAAGAATCCTTCGCACACACTCGGTTTTATTAGTGTTGGCTTCAACACCCACTACACTTTATTTACTTATTGAATAACTCGTCAAAAGCAGCACTAGCATCTTCAACAGTCTTTGTTGATTCAGCCGCGACAACTGATGCTGGCGCTTTTTCTACTTTCGTTTCTTCTGAAGCCTCTGGATTCAACCATTGGTTCAGAACTTCTGTGAGTTCTTCATACGAGAGTTCCTGATACAATTCAGTTATGTCTTTTTGATTCTCTAAGAAGTTTTCCAACTGCGCCTTATCTTCCACGATTGGTGTCTGATTAGGTTTAACACGGATTGTAGTCTTAGGAAACGAAGCACCACTTTCTTCAGCAGTAATAAACTCTACTGATACATCACGACCATTAACGGCTTCTGTGATATCACCATAGTCTGGATCTGCAATTACAGAAAGTAATTCTTGATAGACAGTCTTACCAAATCCCCAAAAACGTACACCTTGAGTTTCTTCACCACGAACGATAACTGGAGCAAAGGTTCTCATCTTAGCTTCCAACTTACGAGCCATTTGATATTCCTCACGATTGCCACTCGTTTTAAGTTTTTGAGCAAACTCTTCGATTGGATCTGGACGACCAAATGTGATTGGTGATAGATAGGTTTTATTATTCAAACCAAAATGAAAAAACAACTCAATAAATGGGTTATCCTTATTGTGCTTATATGGTAAGACACGGATGACCTGTTTGCCGGGTTGTGGTTTCCAAAGATTTGAAGTCCTATTGTTTGTGGTTTGTAATTGATTAAGACGCTTACGAATAGAATTAATATCCATTTTTTATTCTCCTCTGTTATTATTTATTTAGCATTTTTTAGTTACACCGTTGTAACCATTTAATAATAAGTATCTGGCCTTTCAGCGAAATACAAATATTTTTTAATCTTTCGTGTTAATAATTCTATGTATTTTAGTAGGTATTTTATTGAGACCCACATCATTAGTTAGCAGTAAAGAGTTCTGATAATTTTCCCACGGAATAGGAAATCTCTTATCTAACACTCCACCATTAAGTTCTCTGATAACTTCGTTAAGTGCGTTGATCGTATATAATGTGTTACTCTGCTTTTTTCTGTGAAGTGAAATAGTATTTGGTATATCTTCTGAAACGTGGTCATCATCATACTCAACATTGTATGTGCAAATCAACTGCGAATTATCTTTTATATTCACGAATACATAGATTTTATCATAGAGTATATCATTACATTCTTTGATGAGTTCTATTATGACATCAAGCTGATTTTTTTGAGTGAATGTGCAGAGTAGTTGAGTTTTCATTATACCCTTTTCTCTTCATTATGAAATCTACCAGATCCTGGATTTCTGCTTCTACCATCAAGTGAAAATCCTACATTAAATTCTGGTTTTGGATATGCTAATATACTAACTCCATCAGATGAATCTATATCTATACGGCGCTCTCTTTCTTGTGTTTTAGTTTGAGAACTAACACTTTCATTAGAAAAATCCTGCACATCTACGTTTTGATTGTATGCTTGATGAGAAAGCATCTGATAAGTGTAATAACTGCGTAATCTTTGCCTAAGTTTTTCTTCTGTATCTTCATCTACTGGTAATCCAGCTACCTTCCTTTCTTTCATTATGAGCTTCAAAGCATTTTCAAC